TTTCCGTGGTGATTCCGTTTGGACTGCTGACATTCGGGTGCGTATGCGTCGTGTCCTGGACAATGTGGTCTACGGTGTCTGTGATATGTCGATGCTGCCTCGGGTTGAGGTGCCGGCTGAGATGGTTGCGGCCGTCGTTGCGTGCCTGGTCAAGCCGGCTAACTGGATTGTGGTTGCTGCGATGTGCGAGGGCCTTCGCTCCGCCAGGGACCTGGCGTCCCCTGAATTGGCTGTAGAGATCGAGCGCCTTTCGTCTGGTCGGATGATGACTCTCATTCTCCAGGCTGACGTGGCTTTGTCGGGCGCTGCCGAATATGGCAAGCTGTCCGGTATCATCAACGCGAAATTGGGGGCCTACAATGCGCGAGCGGTGTGATCTTTCCAACCAATACCTGACTTGTGGGGATATCGGGCGGCTGATGGGTTTTGGTCGTTTCCCTGTGATCGGTGGTGACTCGTTTGAAACCGACTCGATGGTTCAGATTCGGCTGGGGCAACTGCGTCGGCCCCTCACTGTTGATATCAAGGTCGATCTGTTCGCGTTTTATTGCCCGTATCGCTACACCTACGGTGATGATTGGGTCGAGTATATCCGCGATGGTGGCGTCGAGACGGTCACTTTTCCGACTTTGACGGGCGCTACGCAGCCCTGGCTTGGGACCAACAAGACCACTATTCCCAAGCACATTTTTGCTGACGGGGTCTCGATCTTCAACAATTACTTCAAGGATCCTTCGGAGCCTGATTTCTCTGACGCGATTGTGTTCCCTGACGGGACCAATGCCCGCGTGGCTGGTCCCCTCTGCTATCATCTCAAGACCTGGGGGACTGCTCAATCTTTCCTGGCTGAGGCTACGTCCCCTGAGTTCGATGCTCCTGTCGTGTCTGGCGATGTGTCGATTTTCGATATTCAGACTGCCGCCATGAAGGCGCGCCAGAAACAATATCGGGATTACTTCTCGTCTCGGTATGTCGAGATCATGAAGGGCATTTCTGGAATGGATGTGTCGGACTATACCGACAACCGCCCTGAATTTCTTTGGCGTGAGACCCAGTGGTGTTCTGGTTATGACATCAACGGCACGTCTGGCGCCCAGTTCGGTCAATCGACTGGCAAGGCTGTGGCTGAGGTTCGTTTTCGTATGCCTCGGCGTGCGTTCCCTGAGCATGGGACGCTCTATTTCTTCGCCCTCCTGAGGATGCCTCCGGTGTTCGATGAGATGGTGCATTACCTGGACAACTTCAATCGGCCTTTTGAGGACGTTGTTCCTGGCTCCGGTGAGCTGCCGCCTCGGGAGCTGCTGTTCTCTGATGTGTTCAATGATGTGTCTTCCAACTCGATGGGCTTCGTTCCCTCTTATGAGTGGTATCGCTCGCACCCGTCCTTTGTGCATCCGCAGTTTACTAAGGTGGATACTGGTTGGCAGTTCCTGGGCAAGCCTGGCACGCCTCTCCAGGCTATTCAGTGTGGGAACTATGGTGATATGTTTGCCACTGTTCAGAATCGGCAGTTTATCCTCAATGCTTCGCATCGCATCACGGCTTATCGGCCTTTGCCGTCTGGCGATGCCTCCATCATGGGAGTTTCGCAATGATCAAGCCTTCTTATACCGAGGTGCCCCTGGGTCTTTCCCTTCGGGATGCTTTTGATCCTCTTAACGGTGCCGGGACTTTTGACGCGACCGGGACTGATTTCGCCTTTCCCAGGATCAATGCCGACATGAAGTCGTTTTTTGATTCGGCCTATGTGATCGGCGGTGGTCAATTGGCTACCAGTGCTGTGATCTCCCTGGGCGCTAAGCGTGCCTTGGGCTTTGGCTTTGCTATGCCGACTGATGTGACTGAGCGTGAGGTGGAGTTTATCTCCTGCTCGATCTTGTGCGGCGCTGCGTCGGCCCTGTCGTTTGCTGGTTATGCCGGGTCCTTTCGGGACTTTCCTGGAACGGCTGTTCCTGGTGATTTCCGGCTGTTCAATTTGCTGAGTTATCAGAGTTCTCCTGCTGGTCACTCGTTCTCTGGCGTGCTTCGTCCTTCTACGGCCCTGGTCAACCAGGACGCCCTGGCGGTTGGCCTGGTTGCCGGGATTCTGATTTACAATCCTGGTTCTTCGACGGTCACTATCACTGGCTTGTGCATGTCCATGGAACATACCCACTTCGCCAAGCCGGATGATGGGGAGTTCGGTGTCCTGGTGGTGCAGTAATGGATTGGATTTCTGCGCTTCTTCCTGCCCTGATCAATGGGCTTTTTGGTGGGGGTCGGCGCGCTGCCGCCCCCACTCCTACTAATGATGTGTTCGGCCCTGGTAATCCTGGCAATGCTGGTTTGACCTATGGTGCCTCTACTCCGGCTGATCAATCTGCCGGGGGTTTTGGTTCTGGTGGTATCCTGGGTTCGTCTTTGCAGTCGGTCCTGGCTACTGCTTTGTTTGGCGGTATCAATGCCCGGTTGGCTGGTCGCAATCAGCGGATTTATAACAAGACGGCCTATCCTGGTACTGTTCCCTGGGAACAGATGGGTACTGGTTCTGCTGGTGCGCAGGCTGGTAATATGGCTTCTCCTGAATTGATGCAGCGTGAGCGCGAATCCAGGCGCAATGCCCAGGTCGCTTTGCAGACTTCCAGGATGAATGCGACTGCTGGCCTGGCTGGTCACGCTATGAATGCTGGTGGTGCTGCTGCTGGTCCCCTGGTCGCTTCTTTGCTTCGTGCTGGTGGTATTCTTCCTCCTGGTGTGGCTTTTGATCCTCGGATCATGGTTCGTGGTCGCCCTGAGGCTGAGATCGCTTCTCTTGAGGCTGGTGCTGAACGCACCAGGACTATGCTTCCCTATGAGGTCGATGAGTCTTTCCAGAACGCTCGTAAGAAAGAGATGGAAAGTCTTATGGCTCCTTTTGAGTTTGCGCTTCGTGAGTGGGAAGCGCGTTACGGTAAGTCCTACGGTGGTAATGAGGCTCGCGGCCTGGCTGAGTCTGTGCGCGAGTCTCTCCCTGACTTTGCGCGTGGTGCGCGTGATACTGATGATATCTTGCCTAAGCTGCTCAATATGATTGAGGACAAGTTCGGCTTCGAGGTCATGAAACAGTTCTCGGATATCTATGACTTTGTGCCTTAGCCGTTCTTCCTTCCTTCCTTCCTTCCTTCCTTCCCCATATCGGGCAGTGCCTGGGGGGTCTGGGGGGGTGGCGAACGCCCCACCAGCCGGGTGAGCCGAAGGCGAGGGGCATGGCCCCTACTTGCGCGCAACGGCGCGCAGCCGCCCCTGGGGCGGCTTTCTTTTTCTCTGTTTCTGTGGTATTTCGTCCTGGTTCGTCCGTCCTTCTCTTGGAGTTGCCTATGCATTTTCGTCGTGGTGGCCGCCGTGGTGGTAAATCCCGTATCGGCGGTGTTCGTCTCTGATCTACTGCGGGGGGCCTTGACTGGCCCCCCGTCTCATATGTAGTCTGTGCCTGTCTTAGCATGGGGGTTCATATGTCTATCGTTCTGCGTCCGTCTGTTACGATCACTGTTCGTAATGGTTTGTATGTTTTGGAGTGTTTTGATACTTCTTCTCGTCCTGTCATGTTTGACTTTGATGAGCGTAGGTATTTCCGCAACTTCGCGGATTGTCACAAGGCTGCTTTTGCCTTTTTGTCCAATCCTGCGTCTCCTGTTGAGGTTGCGTCATGAGGTCCTTTTATGATCTCGTTATTGAGTCTGTTACTGGTTTTGGTCTTTTTCGTTCGTATCTTGTGGGTGCCTCGTACCCTAATCTTATGGCTGAGCGTGTGCGTCAGTCTTATGCTCTTGGTACTCGCTATCAAGATGCTCTCCGTCGCTCTGATGATGATTCACCTGTCTTGAATCGTGCTGTTTCTTTGCTTTCTTCCTATGTTTCCCGACTTGATTCTAATGTTCTTATAGGACGTGATCTGGTTGAGGCTTATCGCCAGGTCTCTACCAAGGAACGCCGTGAGGCTTTTTTTGGTTATCCTGGCGAATTGCCGACTTTTCCAGCTACATGTCCTATCTATAGACGTGCTGCTCAAGCTGGGCTTCGGCAGCGTGCGTCTGAATTGAAATTTCGGATTGTTGAGGAACTGGCTCGTCCAGGTATCTTTCCGGTCTTCAATACTCTTACTACTGATCCACAGTATGACTACATTTTTGAGCCTGGCTCTGAGGTGCTCAAACTGTGGTTTCGCAAGGTGGCTCGTGTTCTTGGCCCCTTTACCTATTGTTCTGTCCTGGAGCGTGGCGCTGAGGGCAAGCTGCACTGGCATGTGCTCATGTGCTTTTCGGAATGCCGCTTCCTCGATCCTAATCGGTCCAGGCCGTTGAATGATCACCAGGAAGTCAACGAACTTAAGCGTTTGTGGCAGTTCGGTTTTTCTACACCTATCGCGGTGCGGTATTCGCCCCTCGATGTCTACGGCAAGTTGGGGTGGCGTTGGCCGCGTGATCCCAAGACCAGGCGGCCGCGGCGGACTGGTTCTCCGGCCCAGGTTTCGGGCTACATGGCCAAATATGTTACCAAGGTTTCTCCTAAGGAGTTGAATGGATGTCGAACGAGAATGACAAGGGGCTTCGGTCTGCGCCGCTTGGTGCAAACCAGGGCCAGGGCGGCGGAAACAGTGATGATGCTTGGCGCGCCGACCTGGCTCGCCGACGTGAAGTGGAGCGAAAAGCCGCCCAAGAGGCTGCTGTTGAGGCTAGCTTTCGCCAGTCTTTGCGAGATTCCGTCCCTGCGGCCTTTGCCGAAAATGAGACTTGGGTCGGTCTCCGTCGCCAGCGAGATGCTAAGGACACGAACATTCAGCCTGATGAGTGCTGGCGCGTCCGGCGTCCCCAGGGACGGTTCTAAATGGTTGAATCCGTATCTGTCGCGGGTCCCCAGGTTGTCGATCGGCGGGCAGATGTAAACGCTGTTCTCAAGTCCCTGGATGATCTTTGCGCCGATCTGCTTAGGCTTCGTCTGTCTTATGCCTGTGTGGGTCTGCTCCTGGAATTTGAGGATGCCGGGGTTGATCCCCTGGCTCCTGAGGTTGTGTCGTTACGTAGTAGGTTGCAGGGGCTGTATGATGGCCTGAATTTTTCCCTTATAGAGGAGTGGCTGTAGTGTCTAACTTTGCCCTGGCGTCGGTTCGTTATCTCGGATCGGATGCCTTCGTTCGTGTCTGTGCTTCCCTGGGCGCGTCCCAGGAAGATATGGACTATTTCCGTGGTGATTCCGTTTGGACTGCTGACATTCGGGTGCGTATGCGTCGTGTCCTGGACAATGTGGTCTACGGTGTCTGTGATATGTCGATGCTGCCTCGGGTTGAGGTGCCGGCTGAG